TGGTGAAGCCGGGCAGAGGCACCTTCTTGGTCTTGTCATCCTTGTTGATGAACCAGTTTTCGCCCTTCTTGTTCGTGATGTAGACGGTCTCGCGGTACTCCTTGCCGTTCGCCTCGAAAATGAGGGTCACGTTGCGAGCGCCCTGCTCCGACTGGCCGGCATAGGCCATCTTGATCGGACCCGTGTAGATGTCCGATTCCCAGACCGAAAAGCCGCCGAGACGATCCTGCGACTCTTCGAGGCCATCGGATTTCAGATTGCCGAAAAGACTCATGTTCAGTGCTTCTTTCTTGTTGAAGTGGGACTCACCCACGTTGAGTTGCGGGTAAATTAAGACCCGTAGAAAGCTGTCAGGTGATCCAGGAGGATCTGACAGTCGTTGTCCATGTAGGTCTGGCTCTTGTCGAACAGACCCATGGGAGATCGGATCCTCTCTCCGATCGTGGACTTGGTCGGCCGAGTCTGGAACACATGCTTGTATCCCAGATCCCGCTCCTCGTCGGTGATGACCAGAAGGTTTGAAGCGTAAGGCTCCAAGTCCTTGATGGTCATCTTCTTGGTTCCGACCACCGTCGAGAAGTAGGATTCGACGCCGTTGTTCTTGAGCGAGCCCTTGATCGGCACGGAGGTCTTCATCTCCATGGCCTTCTCGTCGAGCTCGTCTTTCACATGGGCAGTGATGATGACGGGCTTGCCGAAGCGGGTGACCTTCTCCTGCATCAGCGTCTTGAAGAACTGTGCGTAGTTGCTCCAGCCCTTCATCGTGTCCGCCGAATTCAGCACGTACTGCGTTTCCATCATATCCATGAGGAACGTCACCGAATCGAGGATGATCCCATCGGTCTTGGCGAGTGCAGTGTACGTGGCGTAGTCGAACGCTTCGTGGACCTGATAAGGGTCTTCGATGCGATAGGGCTGGAACTTGTTCTTGAACGGAAGCCGCTTTCCGGCCTCGGTGTTCAAGTGCATCCAGCGTTCTTGGTTCCGAATATTGCGTAGACTGGCGCTCTTGCCAGTGGCTGAAAACCCAACGACCAACACCAGCTGATCATTGATCTCTAAAACGTCAGACATACGTCCTCACTTTGGGGCTTGAGACAGTGAGCCCCGAACCGAAATACGGCTCGGGGTTTCTGCTACGCAGCCAGGAGTTTCTGGTATCGCTTGCCCACGGTGACCATGATCGTGGAGTCGATCTCGTCGGCATCCATGGGATCCGAGAGCTTTTTGTTGAAGGCATGGACTTGTCGACTGACAGTGACGAGATCCAGACCGCTGTCCAAGAGCGCCAAAGCGAACTTGACCATGTGGTTATTCCGACTCCCCGTGACGATCCGTTGAGCGAACCACCGCTCAAGGTTGTCGAGTGAAGCCACAGCCTTGAAGTCCTTCTTATGGGCTTCGTTCTTCGAGGTCTTGGGGATGAATGGAAGGACGTCGAACAGGTCTCCATCCATGTTGTAGTGGTACTCACCACCCTCGAACGTCATCCACTTCTTGGACCGCTGGCTTGAACTCGCGTCGACATCGGCTGTCTTGAAGGGCAACCATGAGACGACCTCGTTCACCAGCTCCCCATACTCGTCTTTGTCGAGCTCAAGCCGATAATTGATCGGGATGATGAGCCTGAAGCGGTTCTCTTCGGGTGTGCTGCGCTTCGTCGTGTAGATGAAGTGCTTCACTTCCGTGAGAAGGCTGCGCACGAGGTCGACAGAGATGCCCCCATCCACGTCGAGCACGAGCATATTGAACCCAGGAACGACGTTCTCCTCGGCTCGGTGCTTGTTCTTGAAGTGATGGTTCGCCCAGTGCATGTCCTGCGCTTGGGTCAGCACATGAAGCTGATCGAAGGGAACAGGTTCCTCCGGGGGAGCATATTCGTAGGCCCAGTTGTCGCTGTACGAGAAGATCATGTCGTTGAGATCGGTCTCTTGCAGGGTTTCCCCCTTGTAGAACTCGATCCCGTCGACGAATGTCTTCTTGATGATGACGTTGTTCTTGTAGCCCCAGGCCGTAGCCAGGGTCATCATCTCGTTTCGCAGAGCGACACCCTTCTTGTAGAAGGGCAGAGCCTCGATCAAGTCCGCCTGAGTGAGGTCTTCACCACAGGTGGCGATGTACTTCGCCAGCTTCACATGGACTTTCTCGCGCTTGAGAATGGTGGTGAAGGCCACCCCAGACTCTTCGACGAGCAAGATCGCCTGTTGCAGATGAAGGAGTTCGATCTCGTTGCACTGATCGATAAAGGCCAAGGCCCCTGCCAGTTTCAGCGCCTTGAAGTACCGATGCGATAGCTCGGCCTTCTGGATCTCGGCATGGTCAGGCATCAACTCGGCTGCCTGTTCGCAGGCAATCTTGTAGCTGACCAGGGCAGTGCCAACTTCCTTTTCGACGACCATCTTCCAGCCGAACATCCCTGGATCGGCGAGCGAATGGAAATGCGCTGCCCATCGCTGGATCGTCTCGTTGTTCTGTGGCTCCGTGAGGCGTTCGTAGATCTCTTCCGGGGACTGCGAATTGAACGCCTTGCGATCCTGCTGCCCGACGCCAAAGAGACAGCGACGAGCGTAGCCAGTCTCGAGGAACGAGTAGAACTGATCCTCGGTGATGCCTCCGTCGAAGAGCTTGGCCGGCGTCCCGAACAGAAGCATGTTTGTGGGCGTCTTGCCGTCGAGCTCCTCGGTGCGCTCATTGTCCGCGGTGACCTTGGTCAGCTTGGCCTTGACCACGCCCTGATCATAGAGCTCCAGAAACAGATTGAGGATGTCGACCGAACCAATGAGGTTCGAACCGATCTCGTCGATCTGGAGATTGATGGAGCCACAGTTCGCCAAGAGCAGCTTGTGACGCAGCTGCTTGACCGCAGGAGGGGTGCCAGAGTCGAAGGTGTAGGCGAAGGCGCCAGTACGCTTGTATTCCTTCTGGACCTTCTCAAACTCCTCCTGGGGATCCGTGTTCTGGCGAACAGCCCGGTCATTGCCGATGACCCAGTGGTTTTGCTCGCTGATCACCGGCATCGTGTCCTCCAGGAAGCGCTTCTTGAAGCCCCTCATGAATTCGTTTTCGACGACGTTGACGCTGTGGCCTTTGCCAAAGCCCGAAGTGGCCAAGGCGAGAGCATAGATATTGACCGGGATGTCGCCCCTGTCCTTGGTGACGATGGTGGCCCGCATCGAGCTGGCCATCTTGCCCAGGAAGTAAGCGACTTCGCACCGGAAGAACCCACGATCCGTGTTCTGCGTCTTGTTGCAGAGCACCTCGACCAATTCTTCAATGGCCGGGTGGTGGGTGACACCAGTGAGGTCGATCATGGGGTGAAGTACCTGTCTTTTTGGGTGCAAATGGCGAATGCCTCGCAGTAGCCGCATCGCTTTGGCTCACCGGGCACGGTTTTGATGATCCCTTGACCACCCTTCGACGTCTTGAAACTCAAGGCATCATTGAGGTTGTCGAAGTTCTTGGTCGAGCGACCAGAGGTCTTCATGGGGTCAGAATAGAATTTGAAGACCGGCTCCGAACGCCACAGCTCTTCGTCTGTGCATTCGGGAAGGTTCGGTTCGGCGACTTCCTTATATTTATCGATGAGGGAAAGCTTGTGGCGAAGCCACTGCTCGGTCTCATCAAGAGATAGAAGAGAGATCTCCTTAAACTCAACCTTCTTTTGTGGGTAATTGGGATTTTGTTTGGCCTGCATCTTCTGCCAGTCGGTGAAGATGAAATTGATGCGGCCATAGTCCTCGGTGATCTTGCGAAGAGGTTGTCCGGCGTCCAGCCAGCGGTACAAACTCATCTGGAGTTTGTAGTCGTCGTCACGGCTTCCCAGGAGCCAGGCATAAGCGCTCGTGCTCTTCTGATCCTGGACAATGCCTTCGGTGACAAAGTCGAACTTGCCGCCGACCGTCCAACCGTCGATCTCTCGAAAGAGCCGTTGTTCCATGTAGATCGGGATGATCTCGTTCGAGGCTCGGACTTCGTCGTCGGTGGGATTGATCCGCACCCGGTCGATCAGATGCTGGGGGTAGCCCAGGAGCTTGAGCGATCTTGCGTAACCATGGACCCAGGCTTTTTCAACCGAGTCGTGGAGAGCATGGCCCATCGAGCGAGCGATGAAGTCTTCGACATCGATCACGTTGTCGCCAACGTCCATGCGCCGGGGCAGCAAGATGTGCCGGAGCGGCTTCATGATCGAAGTCGCCGAGATGTACTTGTTGAACTTGCCGGCTTGAGAGTCGTATTCGTCGTGCAGGAGCCAGACGGCAAGAGCGAGACTGATGTCGGATCGATTGGTAATCACTTGCGTTGTCCTGCGTTGAGCATGAAAAAGGGACCACGGCCCGGTCAAAGGCTGTGATCCCTATGGGTTTCTTGGTTCAGACGTTGAGAGCGTCTTCGCTCTGCAACGCAGCGTCGGCAGACTGCTGATCGAGATCTTTGTTCACCGGTGCGTTGACCGGGGGACGTTCGACCAACACCATGCCTTCGGGGAGCTTGTTGAACTCGGCCTGCGTGAAGACGCCGAGGGGTATTGCCGCCGTGATCACCACGTCGACGACGGTCAGCTTGATCTCGCTGCCGATCTTCTTGTGGAACTGGCCCTGGAGAGCCTGCTGCGCACGAGCAATGTGAGCGACTCCGAGTCGGCCATCGATACTCCGCACGACCGCATTGCAGGCCGCCGAGATCGGTGTCGGCTCTTCGCCGATCGTAAACACGATGTTGCCGGCGATGAGAAAGTAGTGCTCCAACACGTCCGCCGCTGCCGGAGCCTTGTGGTCAGGCTTCGGCTTCAATTTCGATTCACCCATTTAGGTTTTCCTAGTTCGCCAGGGCTTTTTCGATGATCCCTGG